TTGAAATGCAAGATAAAATTGAATGGGCTGAAAATGCAGAAGAGGAATGAATATGCTCGATGATAAAGAAATAGTAAGAATGACTATCGTTTACAAAGATGGCACAATGACTATTCTTAAAAAAGAAAAGAATGGTATGCTTAGTGTTGAGAGGAGAGAAAAATGAAACTATGTCCCGAATGCGGAAATGATTGTATAGAATATGAGTTAAGAAGATGGGGAATGTGTATTTCTTGTAGAGTTCCAGATTTAGATAGTCAAGAAACAGGTGAAGACAAATGAAAAAAAGAGCCGTCACTGTAACTTTACCAGCCCCTCATGCGGCAGAAATAAAATGCCCTATTTGCGAAGGGAATAAGTGTAAGGTTTGTAATATGACTGGCGTATTAAAAATCAAAGTAGCACCAAAGATACCTATTCAAAGAGCGCATATCATAAAATATGTCATTGAGAATATTCACGAGGTCGCTTCTGAACTTACAAGAATGTATGGTCTAACTCCAGAGATACAAACTAAAGAAATACATGAAACAGAAAATGCCCAATACGAAATTGTTCAGATTTCTAGTTTGGGTGGTGCTTGTTGGGTAGTAAATAGATTAGACCAATTAGATACACCAAGATATTTTACTTCAAGACAGGACTTAGACAAATTTAAACAAGGGTGGATGGATTGATAGAAGAAGATAAGACAGATAGTAAACCTATTAATTGGGGAATAAATGATGATGTTGGTCATATCCACACAACACAATGTTGTGGTTCAATTGTATGGATTTATACTGATTACAGAGAAGATGGGGAATTTTTAATTCCTATTTGTTTTGCTTGTAAAAGAAGAGTAACATTAGAAGGTGAAATAATTGAGTGATTTAAAATTAAAAGGAAGAATAGTTAGAGACTCTACGAATGAAATACAAATTTATTCGGGAGAATATTGGAAGAAAGAAGTAGTCGATTTTAGATGGTATCAAAATGACAAACCAACTAAAAAAGGAATAAGAATGAATTTAGAAGAAGCGAGAAGAGTGCATACTATTCTCACAAGAATTTTGAACGAGGCGGATATAGATGTGGAAATGGATTAATATTTTTAGAAAACAAGATGAATTTACTAAGTGGGCTAAAGCCCTAGAACGAAAACTGAAAGGTGAAATAAAGGAGATGTTTAGAGAAGCATGGCCTTCTGCTAGAGAATTGAATGAAACTGTTAGGGCTTCATTTATTTTCTACTGGGAATTAAGAAGTAGTGCTACACAATTACACCATGTTGCTCAACCAATGACTATTGGATATCTTGCCTATTTGGCAGATGGAGCGCAAGCAGTTAATAGAACAGATATTATAGAGATTCTAAATAATATGATTAGAAATATCCCTAGAATAAATGTAGAAATAAACAACGCCCTTATTCCTAAAGGTGAAAAGGATGAAGAAGAGTGACTATATAGAAATAGCCAATAAACTATGGTCTATTGCGATAAGGACAAATATGTCAGCAGATTTTTCTGTTAGAGAAAAAGAACTGATTAAAGAATTAATAAAAAAATGTAATGAGGTTGAAATTTATGAGATTTGCACGATTGATGGAAGCGACGGAAAAATTGAATCCGAAGCGAAAGGTAAGTTTAGTTTCCAAAGACGCTGAACTATTTGATAGGCCATTGTTATTTTCAATATTATCTATGGAATATCCTTCTAATAATATAGGAATACAAAAGGCGATTAAATGGGTTGCTTCTTCTTTAGAAATATGGGAAGATGAAATGAAGTCTGCCTATGAATCTTGGTCTGATTTAGGTGACGCTGTAAAATACTTAGACCACTCTAAATTAAATGATGAACATATAACATTAACACAACTACACAATTTGATTTCTTTAGATTGTGGAGGATTAAAGTCAGATTCTTTTAAATTAATAAAAGAGAAGTTAGGTGTAATGTCATCCTTAGAAAGAAAGTGGTTTATTCGCTATTGGTTAAAAATCCCTAGGAATGGGATTAATGAGGGGTTAGTAAAAAAGATGATTGCTAAATCTTATGGTAAGACTTTAGCAGAAGTAAAAAAGGATACTAATTTTAATTCAATATTTGATACTTGTAATTACTATGAAATGAATGAAACTCCACCAACTAATCTTACTCATGGTAGATTTGTTAAGCCAATGCTTGCCAAGGATTTACCTATGAAAGAATGGCCTAAAAATAAGATTGTAGACTACAAGTATGATGGTAATAGGTATCAGATTCACAAAGAAGGAGACAGTGTAATTATCTTTAATCGTAAAGGAAATATTGTAACTCCACAGTTTCAAGATGTTGTAGAAAGGGTTAGAGAATACCCCGTTGACCGTTGTATTCTTGATGGTGAAATATACCCGATTAAGGATGATGGTTCTCCTGCTGAACATAAACTGATGGCTACTAGAGTACATTCTAAAAACCATGAGGAAGCAAGGGAGAAAGTAAAGGTCAAATGGGTTATATTTGATTGTCTAAAATATCGAATAATAACTTTGATGGATATGCCTTATTCGCATAGACTTACTATGATGAAAGATTTACCCGACCAAGCACACAGAATGGAAGAGGGCGGTGATGTTCTAGCATTCTATAATAGAGCAATTAATGATGGCTTTGAGGGCATTATTGTTAAAGATGCTACCTTATCCTACGAAGCAGGTAAAAGAAGTAAGGGATGGGCTAAATACAAGCCTCCTAGAATAGAATTAGATGTTGCCATTATATCTGCAAGATATGGAGATGGAAAGCGTTCTAGTGTATTTGCTTCTTTCGATATCGCTGTAAAAGGAAAAAGTGGTTTTACTAATGTAGGTTCTATTGGAACAGGATTTACAGAGCAGGAACTATTGATGCTTACTAATAAATTGAGAACTACTATAGAAAAATACGATAAGGGAACTTACTATTTCTTACCGAGAGTCGTTCTAGAAGTTAGCGCAGATTTAATTACAAAAGATAGTAAAGGAAATATTGGTTTAAGATTCCCGAGGATGAAAAGAATTAGGGATGACAAATATGTTATCGATATAAATACAGAAGATGACTTAGAAAGGTGGATTTGATGTTTAGAAAATCCGTTTCCGAGTGGACTGAAAAATATGGTTCTGTAACAGTTTTTTCATATATGGTATATGGAGAATTGGATGACGAAGAAATTTCTACCCTTGGTAACGGGTTGAGCATTTTCTTAATAATGGAAGGAATTATGCCACTATTCAATATATTAGAAGAAGAAATAGATACTGAACAGGCTTTGGCTATGAATGAATATAGGGGAACTTTCATACAAATAGTTCTACCTAATTCTGTAGTTCATCTAGAGTCCTTAATAAAAACCGTAGCATCTGATTTTTTTAGAATAGTAGCATTAAAAAATAATTATATTAAAACCGAGAGAGTGATAAATAATGCATAGTAAAGATATGTTGATTGGTATTTTTATTAGTTTAGCAAATTGCGATATTCGTATAGAATCTAATTATAGAAGCAATACAGGCTACCAAGTAAAACCAAGGCTTCAACTTAGAGGAGAAATGAACTTTCTCTTAGAAGTGCAAAGAAGTCTCCTACATCATAATATTGTTTCTAAGATAAAAGAAGTCGAATCTAAAATGAGACCTAAACCAATTCTTAGAATTACAAGAGTAGCAGACTTACATAAAATATGTGAGATAATTCCTTGCGAATTATCTGATGCAAGAAATCAGTGGAATGATTTTAGAACCGTGATAAATATAATGAATAATAAAGAGCATCTAACTTTAGATGGCTTGGATAGAATACTAATAATTAAGGGTTTGATTTAATGGGACTTAAAGATATTAACAAAGACAGAACAATAGTAATTACCGGAAAACATGGAAGCGGTAAAAGTACTATGGCAAAGGAGATGTTTGAAGATGCTATCATTTATTATGGTAATGATATTGAAATACATGACATTTTTTCAATACCGAGAGAAAGAGGAATAATAATAGAAGACATACACTACAAACCGAATACAGATGAGATTCTAAATGTTCTTAGAAATTATCGTGGTAAAGTAGTAATGACTTCTCTTAATCAAAAAGATATTCCTAAGACAATTAAGAATATGGTGAAGTTCAAAAGAGCAGGTTCTAATGAATATATTAGAGAACAAATAAAAGAATTAGCACCAAGATGTGAAGAACCATTCTCTAATGAGAGAGATATGTTTTCTATAGTTTTGGAATATCTAAAAAATAGTAATAGGGATTTAGTAGTGGATTTGTTGAAGTTTAACAAACCTGCCGATACTCAAATCATGACTTGGTTAATCGAAAATATCCACCCAAATAAATTATTATTCGTTGATGGAGTAGTTAAGAGAAGATGGAGTCAAAGATATTTCTATGAGATGTTAGCATATGCTTACAATGGAAAAAACTATTCAAGACCATCTTTTCCAAAGAGAGGAACTTATTCTAAGATACCTTATCTTTGTAGAAGATTAAAAGTTAGAGATGAAAGATTGCTTAGGCAATTATTGAAAGATGAAGAGTTCGCTGATTGGGCGAGAACTAAACTGAATAATTCTGAATGTAGATTATTAGGTTTAGGAGAGAAAAAGAGAAAGAAAAGAAAACCAAAAATAAAAATGAATAAATTGAGTGATTATTATGAAAAGTGAAAAATTAGTAGAAAAAGCAAAACTAGCACAAGAACTTGAGGATTTAGTTAAACTAGCAAATGAGGCAGAAATGGCAGTAAGTCATCTTCTTGAAGAAATGAGGGAATATAATTTCCAAGAACCTCATGGTTGGTTAAGCAGTATTGTTTACGAACTTAGAAAAGAAATAGAAAATAAATTGGAGGAATTATAATGTTATGGACAGAAAAATATAGGCCGGAGTTTTTGCATCAAATAAAAGGACAAGAACACTTTGTTATGGATGCTGAAAATTGGATAGAATTACAAAATATGCCTAATGTATTATTTTACGGTGTAAGTGGAACAGGTAAAACTGCTTCCGGATTAGCCCTTACAAGAAGTATATTAGGAGAAGATGCCTTAGATAATTTCTTTGAAATTAATGCTTCTGATGATAGAAAGTTAGAAACAGTTAGAACTAGAATAAAAGAAATCGCTCAAAGCGGAGGATTAGGTGGAGTTCCTTTTAGAATAATCTTATTGGATGAAATGGATGGAATGACTACCGATGCACAAAACGCACTAAAGAGAATAATGGAAAGGTATGCAAATAATGTAAGATTTATTATTACTTGTAATGATAGAACTAAGATTATTTTTGCCCTACAAAGTAGATGTGCAAACTATCATTTCAAACCTCTGTCATACAATGTAATTTTAGATGTACTGAATGACATTCTTTCAAAGGAAGGGCATGCAGATAGATTCAGTGAGTTGGAAATGTTAGCCTTTATTAAGGCATATGAGGGTGATTTAAGGAGGACGATAACCGAACTTCAAGCGGCTGTCTCCTCCGACAAACCGTTATCGATTCAAGTGCAATCCGGACTAAAAGATTATGAAAATATTATGAATGAAATACTAAATAAAAATACAAAAGTCTTATCTCAATTACACAGCCTTCTTTATGATGGAAAGACCATCAAAGATATTTGTTTGGGATTACACGATGTTATAATTGAAGCAGAATTAGATAGCAGTTTAAAATACAAATTATTACGAGTAATAGGAGAAAGTGAATGGCGTTCCACTACTATGACACCGAGGGTTTTACTCTCATGGATGGTAGGGCAATTAATATGAAAAAAATGGAAGTGAAAAAATGGATGAAAAAATAAAAGCAGAAGTAGAACAAGGAGCAAACCTTCTAGGTCTTAGCGTTGAAGATGCTATGGCAAAGTATGAAGGAATTTGTAAAGAAACAGGAATAGAATTGTCAAGTACTATTGGACTTGCACAGTGGAGAAGTTATGTTGCTAACGCAAGAAGGCAAAATAGCAGTTCCTCTAACAGTGGAAGCAATTCTCTTTCAAAGAAAGCCTTCGGGTTTTTCGTTTCTCTAGAATCTCCTAGGGATACTATGGTATGGAATAGAAACAAAGCAAAGGAAGAATATGGTAGAAATGCTGATGCTGCTTTAGAAGCAGGTCTTATTGCTACAGCAGAACAAACAAACGATGGCTCTTGGAAAGTTCTAAGAGTTCATGAGGGAGAATATCAAGAAAGGATAGTAAATAATCTCCCCGAAGGAGCAGAAGAAATAGATGGAAATATGATTATTCCGTTGGATGCTACTAAGAATTATCCTAGTGGTGCAGTAAACAGAAATTATGGGAAGCCTCTTCCTGCTAATGAGTTTAGAAGAACAGGAGTATTTTATGGAATGGTTGGGGATGATACAGAAATGAAATCCTACAACTTCTCATACAAGAAAAAGGGCTGTATTGATTTCGCCCCTAATTGTTTTGAGTTCTTACATATGTCCGTAATTAAAAATGAAAACGGTCAAGATATCTACGGTTATACGCAAGTAACTCTCAATAGTTTAGTTATGAATAGTAGCCTAGACCCAGAGAATGAAGAGTATAGAGATATGAGCAACTATAACTTTGTAGAAGTTCTTACAGAAGTATATTCTTCTAAGATTACTGAATTAGTAGATATTGATAGAATGCATAATAATAATTCTATGCTTCCAGTAAAGGAAAGATATGTAATTACTGACGGTACAGTTTGTAATATGAACATGACTCCTTATGGAAATGGAAATCGTGTAATTAATATTACAGATTTAAATGCAGAGTTTGACTACGAAAACGGAAATAATATGACTACTTGCTGGACTCCAGAACATATCAATATCGATTTTGGTATCGGCAGTAATGTAATTGTTATTGGTAGAACTTCTCAAAGACAAACAGAAGAAGGACTACAGCCTATTACTATAAATGTCTCCGGACTACTTGTAGTAGAAAGAGTAGGTTCTCCTGTAGAAATAGAAGCAATCGAAGAAACAGACGACGATTGGTTCAGTTGATACTCCAAAAGCGTGGCGACGCTTCACATCGCAAGTGTAAGCATAAACTTGTGGAGAGGAATAGATGCTCGAATAGGTGCGAAGCCTATTCTTTAAAAGAGGAATAAAAATGATAATAAATGAAAGATATATAATGAAAGTAGGAAGTTATATCGCTGATATAACAAACGCTGATTTCATTACTATGAGAAAAAGCGAAAACGGTGTAATGTTAAAATTGCACTTTGGAACTAAAGAAATAAGATATGAATGTAAACTTGAGGTTGCCGAATCTATATTTACCACTTGGTCTAAATTTAGAGGAGAAATGGTTAATTTTGAGGAAATAGATATATTAGGTGATATAAATGGGTATTATTAATAGTAGTATGAAAAATGTAGAGAAAGATATACAGCAACAAAAGAAAACGATTTTTGGTAAAAAGCAAGAAGAGTTTAATTCTTCTTTTGCTGATTATATGAAAAAGAAAAGAGAAGCAAAAAATTCTAGAATGGTTTTAGGAATTTGGGGAGAACCTAAATGTGGTAAAACTGGTATTGCTCTAGATTTTCCAGATAGAAACATTTGTGTTCTAGACTGGGATAAAGGAGTAGATTCTACATGGAGGGAATGGCACAACGCTTCTGAAAAAATAGATGTATATTGTCCCATCGTTATGAATAAAGACAATGTAGTTGATATAGATAAGAGCGACGATAATTCTCATGCCTTTGTTAGATATGTTAGAGAAAGAATCGAAGGCGGGGATAATCCTATTTTTGTTTTTGATGGTGTAGATAGTTGGTTTAAGTCGTGCTTACTAAAAGTAAACCCTAATCCTAGAGTAGTTACAAAAGTAATGCCATATCAATATGGTGCTAGAAATAATATTTTCTATCACCTTTTAGAAACAATATACCAACTGAATTGTGATGTAATTTATATTACTCACGAGACAGAAAAATACCTAGACAATTCTCCAGTAGGCATGATGCCGGATTGGAAAGATTGGGGCGGTAAACTAGAACAAGAGATTTATTGTACTAGAAAAAGAGTAAAGGGCGAAATGCATTTTACGGCTGAATTAGTTGGTAGTAGGACTAATGGAAATCTAGTTGGTAAGTCTTGGACTGTTAGAGAAGGTAATCCTCCTAACATTAAGTGGAATGGTATTCCGGAATTACAAGAGGGTAAAATATGAGTGAATCTATATCAACAGGGGTTAGGTGTCGTGGCATAGTAAATAAGGGGCATGGTGTAAAAGAAGGCGATAGGTGTAAAATGATTATTTATACCGGAGAAAGATATAATCTCTGTCAAAATAAAAATAAAGATATGTGTAGTATGCACTGCGATTGTGAGTATTGCTCAAATAAATATGCTAAAACTAAGAATAGAGGTATAAGATATTCCGGAGAAATGAAGGAGACATCCAATGATTTCTTTTGGAAGGAAGATGACATTGTTAAGTTACAATGTTTGCTGCAAGCGATATCTGAAAAACACTCACTCAAGCCCTTTATCAAAAAGACAAAAGAAATATATCTAAAAAGAAATAAGATGAAAAACCTACAAGATAAATTATCTGTATTAGAAGTAGAAATGAAAAGATTAAGGAGGGAAATAAATGAAATTTGAAATAGATGCAAAAGAATTTAGAAATGCACTGACAGATATTCAAGGTAAAGGAAAGTATGGATTAAGTAATTCTAATCTAAACGATTTTGTTTACTGTTCTTTAGAGAATAATAATTTAGAATTGTGGAATGCTAATACTACTCTTAGCCTAAATATTAATTTGCAGGTCAACGGACAAGAAGAAGGGGAATTTGTTTTTGATGCAAAAGAAACTATACCCTTCCTAAAGAAGTTTAATGATAATATAGTTGTAGACGGTAAAGATGTTTTGACTATTTTTAACGGTGAGCAAAGTGTTACACTACCAAGAATAATCAACCATCCTAATTCAAACGCTATTTCTAGATTGAAAGGAATGCTGAACCATGTTTCTTATGAAACCCCCGAAGAATTATTTTTATTTGGGAATGGTAAGTTTGAAGGTGCTTTTACACTACATGCCGATTATTTCAAAGAAACAATTGATATGTGTGAATTGGTAAAAAGCGGTATCTATAAATTAGATTATACAGGAGAAGAACTAACTATTAGTTCTGAAAACACCCCTACAAATAAATATTCTAGAAACCTACCTATAACAAATAGTATTGGAGAAGCGGCCACTGTAGAGTGGTCTTCTCCTTTACATAAGTTTTTCAAAGGGGAAATTAACTTCTACATAAAAGATGAATTCCCCCTATTACTAATAGGAGAAAATAGAAAACTAATTTGCGCCCCCCATACTAGGTGAGTAAATGATAATTGATGTAATGAATGATAATAAAAATATATTTCTATCTTGGAGAGAAAACGGCAACAAAAGAATTGAAATAAAATCCTTTGAGCCATATTTCTTTGTAGATGATTCACATAAAGAAATTGCATCTTACCGACCATCTAAATATATTAAAAGGGATTTTAGATACGAAAGTGGGGATTGGTATTCTTTAGAAGGAACTAAACTAAAGAAAGTATATGTCGAAGAATATCAAGATATAAAAAAATCAGTAAATCTTTTTATGCAAACATGGGAAGCAGATGTTCCATATCATAGAAGATACGCTGTAGATAATTTGTCTGAATTACCAGAATACAAAATGCGTAAATGGTATTGGGATATGGAATGGCAACAAGGCGGGGAATATCATGGTTGTATTACTACTATTGTAGCGTATGATAATTATGATAAGCAGTATCATCATTGGGTTT